AAACCAGAAGTTTACTGTGCTGCTAGACGTTGATGCAATTTGCGCCGAAAAGCTAATCATGTATTGACCAGCTTCCTCAAATACAAGGCGACTTGCAGGCGTTCCGTTAGTTACGCCTTGGGCAATGCTAGAGGTGTACGTTAAAGCGTATGCTGTGTTTATAGCTGCCGCTGTCTGATCTGCCGTGACTGCGCCAGCGTACTGACCGTCCTCTAAGACGATCTGCACAAACGCACCATCCTTGGATACAACGGGATACTTGTTTTCACGATCCCACAGAATAACGCCATCTTCAGATGCAGCAGAATTTGCGTCTTTCGCGTCAAGTTGGTTCAAGGCCCGCGCAAGATAACGGCGCAGGTTTTCAGCCCACGCCTTAGTGTTTTCCGTAAATGGCGGGAGTATTCTCATCGCTTCCCGCCTGCCCTTGCATCAATCCGCATTACGCCCACGCGCCAATCTGCGTTGGTATTACCCTCAACACGCATTCGCACTTGACGACCTGTAAAGCGCACATCTGTCGGGTTGCTCATTGTGAACGGCCCGTGCTCTGTTTCGGATGCGTTGGGATAGAACCGTGTTTTAAACTTAGCGCTTACATCGCCCTGCGTCTTTTCATCTGGGATTAGGCTGGTGACGCGCATGACGTTATCACCCGCGCCAATAGAGATAGGCCCAGTTTCTGCGTAAGGCGTTGCCGATCCGTATGTGTAGCCAATCTCGTGCTCGTAAAGCTCACCGTCAGACTGTATCCACATAGGTTCACGAAATACGCCGCGATCAACGCCAGATGTGCGATCTAGCTCACCTGTCATCCAGATGTTTTCTACATAATCATACGCAACGTAGCGGTCACACTCAGTTGCGCCGCCGCTTGGGTAGAACCACCAAATCTCGTTCCACTGTGCGTTAGGCACTGCCGCGATTTTACTGCGCTGGTCTGTGTTCATATCGCTGAACACATAATCGCCAACATCGCATGGTATCTCTTGAACTTGACCGCCAGAGTATAGGAAGAAGCTGCGACGACCCATCCAGATTGCCCCTGCGTCAACTGATGCAGCAGCAAGGGGTGCGATTAGACCGCATGACGTGCCGACACGCTCAAAGCCATATACGAACGGTGGGCCTTGGTATGTCGCAGTGTGTGCGTCCTGATCTGTTAGGATAAGCGCCTGACCGCGCGTTCTCAATCCAGCTAGGATTGTGCCATTGGTTTGCAGTTCAATATCGCCAGCCTCGTTTGTGGCTGCTGGTGTCCAGACTGTGTTATCTTCTCTATCTGAGAATTGAACTTTGCGGGGATTGCCGCCTGCGCCAAGTGCAAACACAAAGCGCTCTTCAGTCACCATCATGGCAGTATTGTCTGTTGGCGCATTTGCAAGCGCTGCTGCTGGTGTTGCGCCGTTTAGCTGCCACTCAACAATCTTGCCATCGTCGGACGAACAGGCCAGCAAGTATTCGCCCCAGTTATCTAGTGACCACGTTGTTGCGCGTTGCAGAACGCCAGTGTCGGATCGAGGTGTACCGTATAGTTCATAACCATATAACCCGCCGCCATACCCAGTTAGGGCAGTAGCTGTTACGCGACCCGTTGTAAATGACGTTGGCGTAATGTCGTAAGTTGTGTTGCCCGAAGTCATAGCAGTTAGACTGTCATGCGCACCAAATGCAACGTAGCGGTTACCTGAGTTATCTTCCCAAGCAAGCATCCCGCGCACGGTTTTATTTAGATCGACTGTGCCGCGCTGCTGCCAACCGCCAATCGGACGTAGTGCGTCCTCATGCCAGCGCACTAAGTTTACGTCACGCCAGCGACCCTGAGACATATATTCAGTGCCGTTGCGGTATACGCCCTTTGGAATTTGCAGTGGGATGAGCGGCATAGCACCACCTTTTTATGTTTTTACTACTAACTTTGTAGCAGATATAGCGGTTCCAGCCAACACACTTGGATCACCCGCAGTGGTGCTTAGTGTGCCATCATTTTGCACATAGTATTTCTGCCCCGCAGTTAAGCCCGTCTGGTCTTTATTGACTGTGCCAATAATATCAACCGTTGCGTTGCCCGTGTCAGCGACAGCCCCGCCAGATGATATGCCAATGTAATTCTCTGCGGTGAGGTTGGATGATGGACTTGCGAATACAACTGCTTCGCCAGCACTGGCTGCATCATCTTTGTATGTAATCACTACTTTTTCAGCATTACTATCGTAAACGGAACCAATCCAATCAGACCTAGCGTTAAAGTTCACAGAGGGGTCAGGGAAACTAATTGATGTGCCACTAACAGTTCCGACTATTATTTCTCCCGATGCTGGATCAGGATCAAATGCTATGACTATTTTTCCAGAGGAAACATCAAAAGTAGTTGCGGTATATGTTGTGTCTGAGGCTTCAAAAACAACAGCCGTACCAAAGCTGATACTTGTCCCACTTACAGTTCCGACAATAGCTGTACCATGCCCAGAGTTTGTAAAGTCTCTATAGGCTATAACCGTCTTATTGTTTGTACTGTCATATGCGCAAGAAATTTGATCTGTATTTGCCGACTCAAAAACAGTTGGACTTCCAAAGCTAATAGAAGTTCCGCTTACTGTGCCAACTACTGCCGTGCCATAGTATGAGTTTCCTTCGTCCCTATATGCAATAACAACTTTGTTTGCGCTTGTATCAAATACTGAGGCTTTATCGGTTGTTGTTGCACTTTCAAACGTAGCCGCTGTCCCAAAGGATATTGAAGTTCCAGACACAGTACCTACTATGGCTTTGCCGTAACTAGACCCTCCGTCATCAGTATACGATATAACAACCTTATTTGAATTACTGTCAAATGTAGCGTTAATATAAGTGGCGCTTCCAGTTGTAAACTGCGCTCCAGCCCCAAAGTTAATTGAAGTGCCAGATACCGTCCCTACAAAACTTTGGCCCCTGAATGAGTTTCCAACGTCCTGATATGCGACAACAACTTTGTTATTACTGCTATCAAAGGTGGCTGTAACATATTGAGAAGTGTTCGAGCGGAAGACAACGGGAGTGCCGAAACTAATTGAAGACCCGCTTACAGTTCCCACAACGGCAGTGCCGTAATTAGAGTTACTTCCATCCCTATACGCAACAACAACTTTGTTATTACTACTATCAAAGACAGGGGCAGTATGTATGATTATGCCGCTGTCAAACTGAGCGGCAGAGCCAACAGATGCATCACTTGCACTAATAACACTCACAGTGCCATCGCTATTCACAACCACAGGCTTGCCGTTGGGTAACGTGCCGCTTGCTACTGCCTTAAACTTGCCGCTTTCTTCGCCTAATACTTTAAGCATATGCTACCCTTTCACGATAAGTTTAGTTGCAGATACAGCCGTGCCAGCAAATACGCTAGGATCGCCAGCAGCTGTGCTTAGTGTTCCGTCAGCTTGGACGTAGTAGCTTTGACCCGCCGTTAAGCCTGTCTGGCCTGTGTCTACGTTACCCTGCGTATTCACAACAACGCCATCGCCATCCGCTGCGCCTGACTTGGCTGTGCCGATGTAGTTTTCAGCGGTGAGGTTGGTTGGTGTAGTAGCCCAAACCTTAGCTTCCCCATCAGCAGTATTAGTGTTATTATTAGCGACATATATTACCCTAGAGTTTGTGCTATCATATGCCGCAGAGGACTCAGAACTTGTGCCCATATCTAAATCATATGCGGCATCAAACACTGGAGTGCTTCCACTTACATCAACAGGTATGGTTGTAACCTCATAACCGCTATTTCCATTTCTCCACATAACCAGAGCTTTACCTGCTGACTCGTCAAAAACAGTAGCATTTGTTATTAGTATAGATTCGTATGGGTTATTTATTTCTGCCTCAGTTCCAAATGTAATTGATGAACCATCAGATGTGCCTGCATTTACGAAACCACGATTATTAGGGGTATAAGAGTATCCGACAATAAACTTGTTATTTAACGTATCATACGTTGCAGAACAGCTATATATAGTATCGGATTTAAAAACCTGTTTGGATGTAAACGAAACAGAGGTTCCACTTATCGTACCTAACACGTACCTACCATAGTTATCAGAGGTATCTTTAAAAAACACCCCTACTTTGCTTTGATCTGGGTCATAAACGCAGTTTATAAAAGGTGTATTGATACCAGAGTTCCAAACAACCTCTGTTCCATAAGAAACAGACGTTCCACTAATTGTTGCAACCCTAGATGCACCTTGATATGAACTAGCCCCATCAGAATATCCCATCAGAAATTTATTTGCAGAAGTATCATAAGCAATAGAGTTTCTAAGAGTGTTAGAAGAACGAAAAACACTTGGCGTACCAAAACTAATACTTGTTCCGCTTACAGTTCCAACAATACCTGTGCCATACCCTGAGTTGTTGTTATCTTGATATATAATCAAACACGCCCCAGCTACAGGATCAAACCCAATAGCTATATGATCGGCATGACCAGAATCAAATTGAACTGCTGTACCAAAAGATATGGTTTTTGCAGAGGCATTTACTGTACCAACCACAGCCTTACCTTGTGAATTAGACTCACCATAGGCAATGATAATTTTATTATTTACAGTATCATGCACAACAGCATTACGGCTAATAGAACCTGTATCAAAAGTCTGTGTCGCACCTGCGCTAGAAGATTGCTGCGATACAGCACTCACAGTCCCATCAGCGTTTACAATTACTGTATCCCCCGTGGACAGCGTACCACTGGCGACAACTTGTGTCTGTCTTGGTGTATTGGGATCATTACCAATGATACGCATGTGCTAGTCCTTATTCTACAGTCTCAGGGTCAACCCAATCAGGGTTTAGCGTCCATGTTGTTCCGTCGAAGGTGTACTTGTTGCCTGACCAATCCGCAGGGGCGTTTGTCACGTTCTCTGTGATTGTCACTGTTCCGCTGTTTAAGTCGCCAATGATGAACTGCGCAGGATCGCCAACAACGATGTTATCTGCGTTGCTCACAATCGTGACGTCATCAGCAAGTAGGTATTTACTTAGACCTGTTGATGTTTCTACGATGGTTTTCATGTTCTATCCTTTCACCAAGATTTCCGTAGATGATATTGCTGTGCCAGCTTCCACCGATGGATCAGCGGCAGTTGTGCCAAGTGAACCATCGTTTTGAACGTAATACTTCTGACCAGCGGTTAAACTTGTTTGACTACGATCCACCGAGCAAGTCGTGTTAATCACTGCGCTTTGCGTGTCTGCGTATGCGCCATCAGCAAAGCCTATGAAGTTGTCTGCTGTGAGGTTGGTAGAGCCGGCAGTGAAGACCATAGCCTCTCCTTCTTTATTTGTATCATCACGGTAAGCTATTAATGTTTTGCTGTTATCAACATCAAAGGCAATACCAATGTGGGGTGAATCGACACTAGAAAATTCTGATGGAGACTCAAAACTA